AGCAGTAGATGCTCTTCCGTATTCATCTAAGTATTCAATACCTACCTCGTAATCTCTGTTACTATGGAAGCTTCTTCTTTGATCATCTGAAAATATAGTTGCCTGTGGAGAGCTTATATGAAAAGTTTCGTAAGCAAAAGCCCCTGGGTTCGCTGGGTCTTCGTATTTAACACCTGGTATAGTTATTGTTATTGTGTGTGTTGTGTAAGATATTGCAAACCCTGTATTGTCTACATTATTAGAGTCCACTGTAGCTATCTTATCAAAAGGTGATTGAGCAACTATACTAGCAAAAAACCTATCAGTCATTGAATACCCTTGATCAGCAGTTGCAAATGTGTCTCCAAGTACTATTGCATCTATAAACTCTTGACTTGTAGCTAAATCAGCTGCATCATCATAATCTCTTAATAACGTAAATGCCCAACTATCATTGTAGTCGTTTTCATTTCCAGGGTAAGTTGCACCAGTAAAACCTTGACTCACAAGGTTTAGGTTTAGTGATATTGTTTTACCTTCAAGTAGTTCTGTATCTTGTAGTAGTAACTGAAAGTAGGTATCCTCATCCACAGTTTGTATAAAATCATCGGTAGCGTCTTCGCTAATACCAAAAGCTGTCATTCTTATTGTTGTATCTATATCGTATCCGTCAACATAGTTACCATAAATAATTCTGTTACCTATAGATGTTTGAGTTTTAGCACGTTTAGGCACGTTATCAAACAGTCTTAATATTTCAGAATCCTGTAAAGCTGTATATATTTTTTGGTTGTTAAACGTTAAAGTATACAACATATTATCAGCCCACCCTTGATCAGCTTTATTAAACCTTTCTATAACATTAACTGTGTTAGAGTTTGACTGCTTAAAGCATATGTCTACCCCTACAACGTTTTTACTTCCTGTATTTATAGTTACAAGGGCTTCGTTGAATCTATTTAACATTCCAATATTATCGAAAGTACCAAAGTCTAATCTAAACCCCACAGGATTAAATCCAAGGTCAGAAAATTCTGACAACGCCGAGTACTCTCCATCGATATACTTATATCTATAAGCAAACCTTATAAACCTATCTTCTAAATAATTTTCCTTAGTATTGTTTAGAGAAAGAGTTAAGCTAGGAGATTCAACTGGTGGTTTTACTATTACTGATATATCGTCTTCAGTTATTTGATCTACACCAGAAACTGGGACAGGATATGTTCTAGTAACATTTATTTTTCTTGGCTGATTAAAGTTGTCAGTAAAGAATAATAGGTCGTCTACTAAGTTTATACCATTTACTAGGTTTTGGCTAGAAAAATTTAAAACAGTAGTGCTGACAACATGTTTAACTAATAATGATGTGTTTTCGTTGTATGATACTATCATATCAACATTATCACTAGTAACAAACCAGTATATGGTTTCTCTTTCTCCGTCTTCAAATGCACCAATACATACAGGGTTTGAAAGAGGTAATCCATTATGAGTTAATGTAGTTAGCTTTTCAGTACCCTTAGCATTCTCAGCTGATCCAGCTTCTGCACCTTCTGGTGATGATATGCGAATATTCATCGCATCAATGTACTCTCCAGGTTTTAAAAGCCTCTCATCCAAGGATTTATTCATCCTGGACCCAATAAAATTCTTATTTACTTTCATACTACTTTATCCATTTATTTTGACCTCTCATGTTCATGAGTAGTCTGCCAGGGTGAATGTTGCTTAATCTAATCTTTGCATTTCTCAACAAAGAACTCTTGTCTTTTCTAGCCCTGTTTACGATGTACTCCTGTACACCAAATTTAGAGTTTAATATCGCATACTTAATGTACGCATATATGTAGTCTTCAAATAGTTTATTTACACTAACCTTAGAATCATCTCCACCTTCCATTCCATCTGATATGTATTCTATAACCACAATCTCGTCTGTCATGTGTGAGCTAAAGTTTATTACACCATTTGCTTTGTCAATTTTAAATGTTGGGTTCATATTAGCTGTTTCAGAATTGCTTCCGTACCTAGCTCCTATTGAAAAATCAAATATCCATTGACCGTCAATGCTATAGCCTAAGCTTCCATGAAAAGGCCCGTCACCTAAATATTGTGTTTTATGCATTCCGTCGATTCTTGTCCCATCAAGTAATGATGTTCCTATAAGTACATCTCCATCCTGGTCAAAAAGAACTCTACAATCATTGTCTTGCAGATAACTCTTCGCAAAGTTTGTCTGTACGTTTTCAGTTAACGGGAATAATGTTCCGTCCTTAAATAGAGATATTCTATTCCAATTTACAAAGTCAGGTGGCAATACAACTCTCAAGTTGTCACAGACAGTAAGCTCTACTATCTTAGTCTCCTTCATTGCATCGTAGTTTAGTTCTTGTATACCTCTCTTTGCGTGAAACAATACATTGTATCTTTCAGCATTATTAACAAGCTTATCATTGCCAACATACATTAGCATAAAATTGTTAACTATATCAGTTAATGATGTGTACTGGTATGATCCCCAATTAGCATCTTCTGGGAGGTTACCGTTGTTTTCGTAGTATTCGTATCCTGTTAAGTATGCCATTATCCTTGTTTTTGAGTTTCTTTACCTTCTTCGTTTTGACCTGAAATATACAGATCTTTTTCTCTTATAGAGATACCAGCGTACTGTAATATCTTAGCTACCAACAATGGCTCATCTTCTGGTGGAAGTTCAAAGTCTTGATAGTCAGTAGCTGACTGATCAAAAACAGGTTCGCTATCACCAGCGCCCAATGCAACGTACGTCCACTTAGGATCTAATGGCTTTCTAATGTACTGTATTGTTACACCTGTAGTTATTGTACTAGGATATACAGTTATATCTGAGCCATTCATCGCATAAGCAGGAAATGTTGTTGTTGGTGCTGTTAGGTTTGAAGATGTAAGGTGTAGCAGCTTACTGTTAGACACACGCTCAACCTCTCTGTTTCCATACCTTACAACATTTAATAGATAGTAGTCATTCGGTAATGGAAAGACTGGTCCGTTTGTGTCATCAGGTGTGTTGATAGTTGAAAATATATCTATCGCCTGCTCAATATTTTTTACATGATCAGAGTAACCACTTCCAGATTGTCTAACGTTCTGCTTAGTAATCCACTGGCTGTATCTGTAGAAGTAGTCTTCAAAGATATCAAGCTGTGCTTGCTTTGCATATAGGTTAAAATCGAAGGGAGTGATGTATCCGAAGTTTTGTTTGTTAGCTACCGCTAGTACGGTATTTCTTACGCTGTTTATCATCTCTATAACAATTTATGCAAAGATAGTAAAAATAAATAAACCCCTCCATTTCTGAAGGGGTCTACTCTATGTATGTAATTTAATATTACTCTTCCAACTTATTCTCTAGCATGGTCATCACTTCTATACCCTCATCAGTTTGAAAGTATGTAGCGATGGTATATACTGGAGACTCTCCAAACGGAAGGGTGATCATTTTCTTTTTATTACCGCCTAAGTTAAAGTACACATCTTTATTATTGTTTTTAAGCCTTAATAAGCCCTCATCTAATAATTTTGATGCTAAGTTCTGTAGCTTAAGCATTGGATCGTTTAAAGTGTCTAAGAAGTCCTCTGGCTCATTCTTAGCGTACAATCTAACATCTCTCTTAAGTTCAGCTGTAGACATCTTGTCTATGTTCATGCCCAATACAACTCTTCCAATGGTCTCTAGCATTTCTAATGGCAAGTCTCTAGCCTGTAGCTGAGCCTCTAATTGATAGTCTAAGTTTTCAACCTCAACAGAAGCATCTTTCTCTGTATCTACCTCAATAAAAACACTGCCATTGTCAGGATGTATTGATAAAAATTCTTGTAATACCACATTTGTCTTGTCAACATATAGAAATCCATTCTCAAAAACAACTGGCTCTAGGATTGCATTCCCGTCCTGTTCGTCTTCAAATGGTGTTTTTTGGTTTGATGCGTATCTCAACGCTCTGTTTGACTCTCCGTCAAAATGTAGTAATGGTTTTCTTCTTGAGTTTCTTGTTCTGATTGAATAACTCAAAGGAGCGGTTGCTCCTGATAATCGATAAGTTCTGTCCTTAAGGACCTTTTGTTTTTTCATTTTAATTAAATTTAAAGTTTATAAGAGTAGTAATTACCCCCGTCACAACGACGAGGGTAAGGACTACTTATGTTTAATCTTACTTGAATAAGAAGAAGTTGTTTGCACCTAAAGTACAAAGAGCTCTTTCAGACAAGAAGTGAACTTCCATAGCGTCTAGGTCGCTGTTTGAAGCACCGCCAGCAGAACCAACGATCCATGACTTCATTTTGCGATCTTCAGCTTGGTCAGCTCTATAACGAACGTGTAAGAATGGACGCTTAGCGTTCTTTCCTAATACTTGATCGTATACAGTAGTTGATCCAGCTGGTACTAGTACACCATTGATAGCTCCACCAATAATACCTCCACGCATAGTAGCGTCGTTTAAGTATTTCCAGTCAGACTTGTAAAAGTCATAACCTCTACGGAATCCTGTGAATCCAAGGTTTAATGCCATGTCTTGATCGTTATCAAACAATCCGTAAGATGAACCTGAAGAACCGAAGTTATTCTGTGCAGCCAACATAGTGTCGATATCAAAAGACATTCCACGATCTACAAAGATCACGTTCTCTTCGATAGCTCCTTGCTTATCTAAACGAGCAACAACATCATCCCACTCAGTAAGAGCAGTTAATTGTCCTTGTGCAACGTTACCACGATTCTCTAATACGTAAAGTAAACCTTCAGTACCTTTAGCAGACGCAATAGCACCTGAGTTAGCTTCAGCAGGCACAGCCTCGATCATAGAAGTCTCAAGGTAATCCTCAAAACGTAGACGAGTTTCGTGCTCAGACTTCAAATACCATAGGTATCCAGAAGCACCGTTCTCAGTTGTTACCTCTACCCATCCGATCTGAGCCATGTCAGAACCGTTTACAGAGTACTTATCTTTCAAGATAATTGGGCTGTTCTCAAAGATTTCGCTTTCAGCTTCAATAGCACCGTCCATTCCCAAAGTACCTTTAGCGAATTCAGAACCGTATACAAATACAGTAACAGTTCCAGCGTAGTTAGCTTGTCCACCAGCCTCGTAAAAAGCAACAGTGAAGTCAAGACCAGATACGTTAGTAACGATACCTTTGTTGTTCAATGTAGAAGCAGCAGTGTTATCAGAGATCATCACTGTTTGTCCTTTTCTAATAGCTACAGCTGAAATTCCAGCGTCAGATACAGTGAATACGGCAGTGTCATCAGTGGAAGATCCAGCAGATGCTACGTTTGTATATTTAATGTGTAATCTTCCTTGCTCAGTCCATTTGATAAGGTCAGAGTTAGAAGGCATCTCAGCTCCTACTAAACGTAAGAAAGAAGAGATAGATCGGTTTCCATAACGCTCAAATTCTTTTTCATGAGTGTCAGGTAGATATTGACTTAAGAAGTCAAAATCAGAAATGTAAGATCCTGGTGTAGCTACTTGAGACGGGCTCGGAGTAAGACTGTATCCAGGAGTTGAATTTACAGATAATGCCATAATTTTTTAGTTTTTTGTGTTGTGTTTTATCGTTTTTTAATCTTTAATCCACGCCCACTGTCTGTATCTAGTGCTCTGATTTTAAAACCAGAATCGTTACTTAATTTTTGAGGAGAACTCTTTAAATCCATGTTTATATTCTTGGATTGTCTTGAGCCATCCACTACGGCATCAGCCTTACCTTTCTCATAAAAGAAAGCAGCTAACTTCTCAGGATTCATAGCAGCAGCAAGTGCTTTATGGTATCCAGCCGCATCAGTAACCATTCCATTATCATCTAAATACTTAGAGATAAAATTGTTAACATCAGATTGGAGTGCCTTAATTTCTTTTGTTTCTCCAGGGCTAAACAGAATCTCTTGATCACCGACCTTGAACCCAAAACCTTTGAATTCGTCACTGAAAATTTCATCCGTCTTCTTCTGAAAATACTCTGATTTCTTAGCATTCTCTTCTTGAATAGACTGTGCTTGTGATATATATTCCTTGTAAGCATTGTAAGTCTCCGCTTCATCTTCGTTGACAGGTGCGCTAGCCGACTCGACAGGTACCTTGTACGTCTCCTTTAAATCATTGAAGTACTTCTTTGCCTTTGCAAGTTCTCTTTTCTTTGCGATTTTCTTTGCCTTAACATCAGAGTCATCGTCTAACTCCTCATCATAAGAAAACTTATCACTCATAAGGTATTCAATATCCTCTGAGTCTAAGTCTTTTTCCGTTGAAGCATAGTACTCTCGCAATACTTGGTCTGAATCCATCTTGTCGTAATCAGCTTGCAGCTTCATAAAATCATCGATGCCTCGACCAGTTTCCTTCTTATACTTCAAGAAGGCAGATACATCCTCTGGCAACTCATCATTCGCTTCACGTTGAGCAAATAAATCATCAACAGAGTTTATCTCTTTGTTATATCTTTCTCTAATAAATGAAAGAACGTCGTCTTCACCGAGTGTAAGTTTCTCAACCTCTTCCTCAGTTAATTCTTGTAATACCGCCTGCTCTTCAACAGTTTCAGTATTGGTTTCTACAGGCTGCTCTTCAGCAACTTGCTTTTCTTCATGCTGCTCAAGTAGTTCATTTTCAACCTCTTGTACAGACTTATCTCCTGGTCCTGGGACCGCTTTTACTTTTATATCCATATTAAATTAAATTTACTGCGCAAAATTACGCATTATTATACTATAATTATCTAGGCTCAAACTCAGCAAGATCAAAGCCATCTAATGTGTCTTCGTTAGACTCAAAGTTAATAGGAGGAAGATCCTTCTTGCGCTGCTCTATCAACTTAGATTGCTGTGTGTTTTGCTTACTAATTCTATCGCCTTTTGCTTTTTCTTTCAGGTCCTCTCTAGTCTTCAATGAATCAGCCTCTACGCCTCTCAATTGCATATTCAACTGGAACTCTAACTGCATTAGTTCAGACTTAATAGCTGCCTCACCACGCATTCTTTCAATATCAAATCCAGCCTTAGCTTGTGCGATCTGCATCTCAGACTGAGTCTCCATTTGAAGTTTCTGAGCTGCAACCTGAGCCGCCATCTGTTGTGACTGCATCTGAGCTTGTTGCTGTTGTTGGATCTTCTGCATCTCAAACTGCTGTCTATCCTTTTCCTTTCGTTTTCTCTTTACCTTAAGAAGTTGATTTGCAAGCTTCACATTCTTAACCTCTCTAATATCTATAGCGTCATCAAGATCGATAGATCCTTTCGATAGTGCCATCTGAATGTTTTGCTCAAGCATTTGCTTTTGCTCATCATCTGGGGCCATCTCTATGAATATCCCAAAGTCATATATGTGTAGGTCACTTATTTCCTTAAGTAAGTTAACATTATACTTACCGATCTGCATAACAAACTCCTCCTTGTGTGGATGATATTCTAATGCGTCAGATACTCTACATGTTAATGCCGTAGCAAGGTCTCTTGTGATATCTAAACTAGCGTCAAGAATGTGCCTTGTAGCTGTGTTACTATTTAAAGCAGCGAGTTTTTGTAGTCCAACTAAAGAGTCTGGATCTGGCATAGAGCCGTCTCTAGCTTCATTCAAACCAGTGACATCTCTAAGCATCTGCAAGTAGTGATTATAGCTCCCAACCAATGAACTTATTTTTCCTTGGCCACTATTTTTTGATAACTCTTGAATAGGGATTCTAGCGTTGTTGAATTCACCATCTTGAGTATAACTACGACCTACAACAGAACCTGTCTGGAAGTATAGTCTTAATGCATCCTCTGGATTATAGCTAGCGCCATTTCCAAGGTCAACTTCATTTAACCCATCCGCATCTATGAACACACCATCTGGAACAACTTTCTGTATTACTTGCTGTAACTTCAAGTGTGTCATTTGGATGAGGTCTGCAAAAGGAACCATTCTTCTAAGTAATGATTCAATATTACCTTTATACATTCTAGGAGCGCATGCAACATAGTTAGACATTGCGTTCTGTGACGCTGACTTTGGTCTTACCATATTCTCTGCAAGCTGCCACTTAAGTATAATGTTAGTACCCATAACCATAACGCCTTCGTACCATACATCTATAACCTTCTCAACTTTTTCAAAACCTCTTTCCTCCATCATTTCTGCTGGTGGATCAAAAGTGTCTTCTTTTTCTATAACCTTTTCACCTTTTTTCTTGTAGACAAACTTTTTTGTTGTTTTATAGTTGTAATGTAAAAGAGTTATAGTGTCATTATTAAATAATGAGTTATCGTAAAACTGCGTTGAGTTGAAGTAATTATGCCAATCAGAACTAGACTTTGATATATGTTCTAAATCTTTATCTGTTAATGTTGGGTCTATTTTTAGAAGCTCACTGATGTGAGTTGTTTTTACTTCACCCCAGTAGAAACAGTCGTTGAAGTTTGGATCTTCAGTATAACTGTATACAACGTTAGCAGGGTCTACATACTTAGTTACAATACCAGTGCCAGGTAAGTACTCATGCTTAGCGCATCCTATACCTACAGTGGTTATATCGTATATAATTCTTTTTCTAGTGTCATCATACTTGTTCTCAGATAGAACAGTATTTATAACAGCCTCTTCCGCAAGCTCTATAGATGACT